ACTGTGTCATAGAGTTGAACCACAATCTCTTTGTCCCATGGGATGATCTTTTTCTGTATGTCAATCTTTAGAGAGTTGTAAGCAGAAAAATAAACCGAATCAGTATCACCATAGATAATGCTTTTGCCTACGTGATCATATTCGCCTGTGATAATTTCATTTACCTTAGCAGCCATGTGCTTGGCAATAGCCCGTCCGGTAAGCGTGGTGCTCTGACCAATACGCTTGTCAAAAAAGCGGCAACCAGCATTGAGGATAGCACCGTAGAGACTATTGAGGTTAATTTTCTTAACCAATTGTCGTTTGTCCCAATATTCTTCTTCAATTTTATTCTCCGCTGAGATTGATTCTTTAAGTTTTTTCTGCATGTCCTTTCGTTCAGCATACCATCGTTTGAGCAAGCCGGGGATGATGCCTTCTTTTTCATATGTAAAGATAGTACCGTTGGCACTGAGCATCCAGGGACGGTTGCTTTCAAAAATCAATTTGTAGACTTCTGCGGCACTGAGTATATCACTTTCTCCGTTTTCCCAATCCACAGTGATTTCAAAGGCTCTGTCTTCTCGAAGAACCGCTTCGTATTCAAAGGTACCAAACAGTCCTTCCCAGGCCGCCGCAAACGATTTTTTCTGCAGATGCATCTGTTCTTGAATGTATTGATCAGTTTTTACAGGCCGCAACTGTCCAATGATGGTCTCTGGTCCCATGTTTAAGGCACGAATGGCACTGGGGTATAGACTGTTGATGTCCATGCTGCCGATCCAATCGTGGATTCCTTTTTTAGGATAGGCCACATAGGCACCTGCGGCCTGTGTGTCAGCATTGTCATCTCTACGAGGTCTGCTGGGCACAATCATGCCCTTTTGATGTGCTTCGTTGATAATGGCCTGTTCAGTGACTGCAACAGCACCCATTGTGGTCATCAACAGCACAGTATTTTCGTGAGCCAGCGTATTGGCCAGATCTAGAAATTTCAGTTTTTTATCTAGTTTATCTAGTAGAGCACAGTCTTGCCGATTATATTCAATAAACTTACGAAAATCATTGTTGTACAGTTGGTCTAGAGTACCCTCATAGACTGTTTTGTTTTCTCCGATTTCCATTTCTCCGATAGCATCCAGCCTGTAACTGTGCCTTTCTTCGTAGGTGTATTTGCGATAGAGTTCGAGCGAGTCGAGATGCACTCGTCCCACCAGGTCATAGGTCTGTGCTGTTTTGCCGTATTTTTCATATTCTCGCTTCTTTGGAAATTGATCCCATAAACAAAATCTACGTGTATCTTCTTTGCTTAACACCTTGGTCACACGATTGACAGTATAAGGTATATCAAATCCTTCACTGTTCCACCCACTTAACACATCTGCATCTTCAATTAATTGCAGAAACATTTCCAGTAGTTCTGCTTCTGTTTCAAACAGATGTGTATTGGGAATATCCTTGACCAAGGCTTCTGCCTGAGCCATATTCAGTGTTTTGGGAGGAATGGCCAAACAGACTAAGGTGTCTAGCCATTGAAGATGTACAGCAATAGCAGTAATAGGCATGAATGCATCTTCGGGACTGGCATATCCACGCTCGGGATCAAAATCTACCTCGATGTCAAACCATGCTACATTAAGTTTAGGTGCATCGCGACCTAGATAATTTTCTTCTAGACAGCGAAATACTGGATTAATGTCCGATTCGTACAGCTTATGACTGCTGTGAATTTTTTGTTCTTTGATAAAGTCTTTCCAGGACTTGGCAGAAACTTTACTGAGATTTTCTCCGTGAATGCTTTGGTATTTGCCCCTAGCATCGGGATAATAAAATAGGTATCTGGCGGCGTATTCTTGATAGATACGGCCTTTTTTTGGATCACGTTCGACAACACGAATAATGTCTTTGTCACGATCCCAGATGGCATCGATATAACTCATAATTTAGCTCCTTTTGAGACTTGTGGCTCTCAAATACCTCAATGATCATTTGTGGCTGATCTAACCTTACTCAATGTGTATTTATCAACAATCTCACCAGGCCTGTGGAATCAATGGTGACAAGCAAGAGGTAGTTAGCCAGCATACCAAATGAGCGGCGAGTCCAAGCAGCCCAGGCATAGATAGCACAACCAGTAATCCACAGAGGGTACATAATAATAAAGGGAGGGGATGGTACTGTTCCAGCCATCGCAATAGCACAACCAATACTAAGAGCCCAAGCAATGAGCTCCATAATAAACCTAAAACGATTGGAGTCATAATCATTCCTAATCCATTCCAGAGTTGGCCTGAACAGAGTATTAATCATTATTTATTCTTCGTCTTTGCGTAGATTGGCGTGTCCGCTGATATCCACAATGGTCTCTAGGTCGTCAAATTCACGAAATACCTGATCCCATGTATCTTTTTGTGCAATACGAATGGCTTTTTTGATCACACTGGGCTTTACCTCCAGCTCTTCAGCCACAGCCTTAATAGTTTCGTTTAAGCCTTCAGTAAGGTCTGAAATTTCCTGCATGACCGTGACACCTTCGGCCACAATCTGTTTGATTTTGGCTCGTTCTGGATCGCCAAATGCTTTACTCATAGTGTAATTCTCCTTATATGCTATTATACAGCATTAAGATGGTATTGTCAAGATTTCTGTATAGCAGAATATCTGGCCGCATCAGCCATGCGTTCTTTTTTCTCAGGAGTTTTATTTCTAAACTGGTGATACCGATTGGGATCTGCTGCTTTAAAATCATCACGCCATTGATCTACGGTCATGTCTGTTGTGAGTTTTTCAGCCAATGTTGCGGCCAGTGACTCAAGGTAAGAGTCTTGTTCTCTAAATTTTTCTTTGTCAGCAAACACATCGCCGAACTTGTTGCCAAACACTCTGACCAGTTTTGCTTTTTGTTTTTGATCTACAGTAATGCTGTCACCTTTGATATTGAATCCCAAATTCATTCCACGCAGTTGTTGAGCGAATCTGGGATCCTTAAAACGATAAGTGGTCATGCCTGGTTGTTCTGTAGATTTTCCACCCATCTGTGTCTGTGGTTTTTTAGCACGTGGTAAATTGCCACCGGTTGGTTCGCCATCTTCTTCATCGTCCTCAGGTGCCTGATATATTTTCATACGACGATCGTCACCTGATTGAATATAGTCTCTCAGTTGTTTGACATCTTCACCTTGGTCGCTTTTTAGTGCAGAACTGTGAATGATAAACTCTGCGGTTTCTGCACCTACAAAATCTACATCTCTAAAGATCATTCTCAGTTGTTGAACAGTGGATCTAAAGTCGTCAAACAAAAAATCAATTTTCAGTTTGGTTTTGACACCTGATTTATCTCTGGTCCCACGCTTACTGACCTTGGCCATAACGTCTTGTGGTACCGACCCAAAATCTCCAAACACATGAGTAGCACCTACATTATCTGCTTTGACAATAATGAATAACTTACCACTTGGCCGATCCAGTTCGGCTAGTTGAGTTTCATCTACATCTTTGTCGGCCAATCTACGATAGCGATCTGCATTTCTATAATATTTTTCAGGATCCATGTTACGAGTCATAGCATCGTGCGGCTCCATGCCCATAGATTTTAAATCTTGATGTACTTCATCACCTTCATAATCGAGATCATCCGCTTTTCTACGTAATCTTGATTTGATAGTAGGATCGACTTTACGTAGCATCTGCTTCAAGCCTTCCTTTGTATCTTTCGTGACCTTAGCGTTGCCAACCATTTGGTCTTTTGGTTCAATAGGTGGAGTTTTTCTATCCTGTTCTTTACGATGTTTTGCTGCCAAATCAGCCACTGAGCCTTTGCGTGGGGCTTTTTTACCATAACTAAATGGGCCACCTTCTGCTACATCTTCGTTTGGCACACAGTTATTGACTCTAATACCACCTTTAATCTTAGTACCTTCTTTGTGCTTGCCCTTCCAGCACTTGGCATCTAGGCGTTGTTTGACTTCCATCATGTTGTCGCCGTGTGTTTCACACATACCACAATCCGGACAAGTCATTTCCATAGCAATACTTTCATCGTGCTTACGCTTACCGGCACAATGTGCCTTTTGACTAAACCCTTTTGGATGACTGCAGTTGATTGAATTTTTGTATTTTTGACTCCAATCTTCGTTATAGTGATCGTGTTTATCGCGAATAGTATCTAACTGCTTTTCACTAGCTCCTTCACGACCAGCTTTAGCCAATGCCCGCATTCCATCCTTGCCATATTTCATTACGCCCTTGGCAGCACGACTCATTGTGCGTTCGCTCTCTCCCATGACCTTATGCTGTAGGCTCTGTAGCACACTGTTGAGATAATCTGCGGCCTTGGTAATCTTACTCTGCTGCCAAGCATCTAGCCCGTCCATTTCACTGTAGTGTTTGATCATGGCATGTAGTTGTTTGGCATCCTGATAGATACTGTGCAGTTCGCTACCGGCCATGCTGATCTCATGATCTGGTTCTCCTCCCTCAGAGGTCTGCCCAGACATAGCTTTTTTCAATCTGTCTAAACCAAATCCTTTCATTAGATCAGACAGCTCGCCCTTTTCATCTCTTCTTAGCGGAGTACCACCCTTAGACTGTTTGATCTTATTCTGTATCATTTTCAATCTATTGGGATCAAAATCTGCTTCTGCAACTTCACGTCCTTTGTGTTTTTCTTTGCGGGGAATAGTTTTAGCAGGGTTCTTGTGTGCTCCACTGCCTTTGGCTACCTTTTGTGCAGCATGTGCCACAGGGCTACGTGGTGTAGGATTTGGGCTTCTTGCCTGAACCTCGCCTACTGATTTTTCTGATGTAGCAATGGCACCGCTACCTGTCGCACCTGCTGTCATAGATTCAAGGATGTAACGGGTTTCTGTTTTGTTGGAGATTTTTTTAAATTCTTGATTCATGATTTTTTATTCCATTTTGATACAGGGCTAACTGTGTTAGTGCTTGATAATTCCTCACTGTTTATATCGCCCTTATTGATATCTTTATAATCTGCTCCAACTGCTTTAGCAGCCTGTTTGAACATATTTTGTTCTAACTCAGAATATGGTTGAACTGTTTTTCTTTTTCCGTACCAACTTATTCCATCCATATCTAAAGGTTTTCCTGAACCGTCAGCCATAGCCATAGCTTGACCTAATTTAAATGATACATAATCACCACTAATGCCATCTTCATCTCCGTAGGTTATTATACCTTTACTAGGCTGTTGGGCTCGGTTGGAAATTTTTCCAAGCCTTTTTTCAGTAATAAACTCATTAGATCTCATTATAGTCTCTTAATACTGGAACGCAGGAACCATGCGTGTTTTTTGTGTGCGTCCATACGTTCTGCTAGGAAATTGCTGAGTCCATGCTCGATCTCCGCTTCAGCAGCATCATAGTTTTTCTTTAGCACGATCTGAATCTTTTCACTGTCTAGCAACAGTTCCTGAATCATTTGTTCTAGATTAGGCACCTGATTTTCATCTTCAATTCTGGTCAGCATGTTAAGCGTATGATAGCTGGTAGGCATATATGCCCCTAGTTTGCGAACATTTTCAGCGAACGGATCTATAGCACCATATACTTCTTCATAGATTTCTTGAAATAGTTTATGGTATTGATAAAAATCACTACCCTCAACATTCCAGTGAAAACTATGCACCTTTACATAAAAACTAAAGGTAGTGCTAAATGCTATGCGAGTTAGTTGTACAAGTTTTTCCATAATGTTATTTACCTGCTTCTTTTACAATGATCCTATCTATCAGTGCGGCCATGATATTTTCAACTGACTCACTAAGTGGCACACAGTTGGGCACAGTGCGTCCACTTTTCTTTTTGGTCCCAATAGGCTTGTAGCCCTTCCAACATGGATTATCTTCGGGGTCGTCTAGTCCTTCCGTCGCACCTTCGCCTCCACCGCCATCACCGCCGCCTTCGCCAGATTCTCCGCTACCATAATAGCCATAGCCCGGGAAGAAATATCTACCTAAGGATCTTGAAGTTTTTTTGTTTTTCTTTTTTCGGCCTTCTCCTACATCTTTATTTTCTGGTTCTTTTTTTGGCGGAGGCATGATAGCGTCTAGTTCTTTTCGAAATCTATCCATGTCAGGAGCACTGTTCCTACGCTCTCTCTTTAACGCACGATCAAACTTCACCTCTGCTGGGCTAGGCGGTCTCCAGTAGGATGATTCCATGGAAGAATCGCGGTCGTCATAATTTTCTGCACTATTCCAATCGCCTTCAGGTTCGTCACCGTCCCAGTCGGCAGGATGTAGATGTTGTTTAAGTAGATCGTTGAGTTTAGTAGTGTCGAGTAGATTCAGTTCAGCCTCGCCATAGCCTGTGGCATTGGCAATGGCTCGTACCATACGCTGACGTAATTCATGCTCTTCATTTTCTATAACAGGCTGTTTTCTAAAATTAATCAAGGCATTTAACAGTCTTTCTGCTACTGGTTCTGGTTGTTTAGCAGCAATACCCATGCCCTTGCGAGTAATATCCATTAGGTGTTCAATCCAATCTACGCCAAGTCGATTAACATCAAAGGCCTTAGACCATACGGCCAATGCCTGTTCTGGAGAATCGTTTTTTAAACTGTTGCGTAACATTGTGCCACTGACGCCTGTACCGCGGGGAGTAACTTCTAAACTGGCCTTGACATGCTCATAGCCTTGGAACTTATTAACAGCCTTCATTAGGGCCTGTGGCATACTGAGATTGCCGCGATCCTCTCCGACCATAATGACAATATTGTCATAGCGTGGTGGTTTGCCAGGCAGTGGGTTAATCAGTTCGTGTTTGATCTTTTGTATTAAGGATCCACCTTCTTGTGTTACGGTGCTGATATTGTTGGCATACTGAGGATATAGACGATGCCATGTTTCTACCTTTACACTGGGGGGAATAGGATCATCCTTGCCTTCTGCATTGCCAATGAATAGATAAGGATCACCATTTAGCTCTTTGGCCTTATTGACTGTGTAATTCCATAATTCTTGGTGACCACGATGTCCTATAAAACTGCCAATTGCTACTACCGCGGTCTTATTGGCATTCTCTCTACCACGGTCGGTACGGGCTGCCGCTCTAGCAGCATTTTTAGCAGTGATAAGATCTTTCTGTCTCTGACTGGTAACCTTGATAGGACCTAGTCTGCTGTTGATAACAATACCTTCGTATTCAGTGCCCAGTTTATCTTTGCCTACAATATTAGGATCTTCGTCGATGGCCTTTTCTAATGCGATCTGCACTGGCTTTAATTTTTCTTCAACCTGGCGGCGTAGATCGGTACTGGCACGATCACGCCGACCTGCTGTGCCACTGACAATGTCTTTGAGTTCATCAATGTTATCTAGCACATTGACGATCTCTGTAACATCTAATCCCTCTTTTTGCACTAGCCTGTTGCTCATAAACATGACATTGCCACTTTGGCCCAGTTCTGCTATTTGCTGAACAACTGAATCGCCATCGGCTATTTCTTCCCCAGATTCGCCTTCTACTATGCGGAATGGTACTAGTACCAGGTCAACACCTTCGGGGATCTGATCATATTCGATGCCCACAAACTTTAATCCACCCGACTCGGTCTTGGTGGCAAATGGGAGGAATAACACTTCGCAAGTAACCTGCCTATCTACTAGGAAGTCTGGTCCTAACGCACTATCCACCATTTTAACAGCAGTCATCATTTCGTTAAACAACTTGTCAAAATTGGCAGCACGACCTAACACTTCAGGATCGGTAGTGCCTTTTTGTTTGTGGTAATCTAAGAATCCTGCTTTGTATTTGGGCGAGGTACGGCTGGTGCCCATAAAAGGCTTGCCTTGGGCATCCTTACCAAATCGACCACCAAAGCCGTCAATCTTGACATTTAGGGGAATGTTCTGTAATTTAAAACGGCCACCGTCATCTTGTAATTCATCAATTAGATCCAAAAAGTCTGCAGGTTTTAGATCACGCAGATGTGGCATGCCTTTGCGTAGTTGTGCCTTTACAGCCGGTTGTGGTCTATCTTCTTCTGCTTCTGTTACTCCTTGAGCTGCTGCGGCAGCGGCCTTGGCCTTTTTCATTGCGGCTCTAGGCCGCTTTTCTTTGGGATTTGCTAACTTAAATGCTTTCAGTTCTTGATAATCATCCTCATAGGCTTTGGCCTGTGCGATAGCCTGTGCTCGCATACTGCCCATACCCAGTTTTTCCAGCATAACATCGATGGCTGCAAATTTAGTTTGAGCATCTCTTGTGGGATCATCTTTGGTGATCATTTGACCACCAATTTCAAAACAGATATCTAGAAAATCTTGAACAATACCGGGCTTACGATCGGGATCTATGTATTTGTTGATTAGATCTAGTGTGCCTATAAAACTCTGTTGTAGTTGGCTGTCATTGCCTTCAGGCTTCCGACCAAAGATCATTTCGAACTGTTCGCTGAGATTTTGAATATAGGTTCTTTCTTTAGGATCAACTTCGATCACAATAGGAAGGCCATTGCGGCTGCTTTCGCCAGTTTCGGGATCGGTATAGGGTACATACTTTCTGCTCATACCTCCACCTTGTTTGCTGGACACAGCAAAGGACAACATGCTGACCATTTGTGGTTCGGGGTTAATTACCATTGCTCGGGCCTTACCTCTGTCCTGCATTTTGGCTACATAAGCCTGTTGAACACTGCCTCCGGCTGCTAGTGCTCTATAGAGATACTTGTGAAATACTCCCTTGATGCCGGCAGTAATGTCATTCCAGTCACTGCTGTGACTGAATTTAAACCAATCGTCGGGGGTATTAGTTTCTTCCCCATACCCTCCGAATTCAAAATCTACCTGTATCTTCATAGGAGGATCTTGAAACTGAAATAAAGCATTGAATTGAGCGGTGCCTCGACTGAATCCGAGAAGTGTAGTATCACCAATCTGTTTGCCAGTCATGGCGGTTAGGAATTCATCAACCTCAGCTTCTAACTTAGCATCAACCTGTGTGTCAATATCTCCTACTTTGGGTTTGTGTTTGGCAAACTCTTCATCACTTATACTGTTAGTATTGAAAAAATGTAGGCTGCTACCGCTTAGGAACTCACGACTTTGTAGTAGGTTTGCCGACCATAACGACTTCTTGTATTTGGCCTGAAATACCGCACTTATATCGTGTAGCATTTTGTTGAGTAGTCCCACCATGTATGTGCGATTATGCACCTTGAGGTTGATTTCGTCAGCCTGATGTGGTTTTGTAGGATCTTCGGGATTAGGTAGTTCTAAGTTGCCACCTTCCATAATTTTATAATGATTCTTTTTTACACCTTCAATGTAATGATCATATAGTTGTTGGCATATTTCATTGCGTAGATCTTTAGGAAATATTTTACCTAACTTTCCTTCCATTTTATGAAAGTGATAGAATTCTTTGCAGCCTTTTTCCACCATAGGCATGAATTCTTGAATTGCAGCAGAACGGTTATGGGATTGCTTTAATTTTTTTGCAATGGGGTGAAAGTAATCTTTATGCAGTCGATCGTGATCTAAAATGTACCAATACAGTTCATCCTTGATCTTGTTGTCCTCTTGATTCTTAGAGGGATCTTTATGAATATCTGCTGATCGACCAAAAAATTCATTTAATAACATAATATTTTACCAGGCTCTGCAGGACCAATAGCGAGCTTTGGTTCTGGGGCCAGGGTTCTCACAATGATGTCGTGCTCTAAAACTTTTTCGATGTCCAGGAAGATGTTTTTTGATACTGAGTTTTTTATCACCAAAATTTACCTTTTTAACATTGCCTGTGCTAGGGTCTTTGACATAGACCTTGCTCTTTTTAACATCACCATGCATAGGCTTGCCCAATGGCACAGTACGTCCGTGATATTTGGCTTCTTCTAAAGGAATGTATGCTAGTGCTACCTCATCTATGGCCAGTATAGGGCCATCACTTTTTAGACCAATTACGGTAGTTTCTAGAACAAAATCACCGTATTCTAGTTCAAAAATATCGCCTTCTTGTATGTTTTCTTTTAAAGAATCTAAGGCGTTTAACAGATCACGAACCTGCATTTACTCTCTCCGAATTATAGAGTATTTATTATGCGATTAATGATTGTATTTGATTGACTGAACGGTGCCTTGATTTATAGTAATGTAGCCTCGAACCCAAACAAAATTACCTGTAAAATTGTATATATCTACAGTGCTGGTAGTTCTCATACTCAAGGTTGTATAGGTACTGGTAGTACCGACTACATTAAACCAATCTGTGTCGTTGGGCTCTGTAGCCAGGCTGGCCTGCATATACATCGAACCAGCAAAGTCATAGGTGGCCTTGTAGGCAACAGTGTGAAATCCGTCACTACTACCGTAATAGCCATCCCCTTTGACTTTGTCACTGATAAAGGTCAGCGTTGTGGTTGCTGTGGTAGGATAAGCTACTTGTACAGAACTACCAGTAGCAACAGTAAAGTTTAAATTTTGACTCAATGCAGGCATAGTCAGTTATTTATACCTCTACTGGTTCGTCCTCATCCTCTGGCACAATGATATTCTTTTCAGAAAATATGTCCAATACATTGATTTTTAGCTGGTCGTTTTCTACGACCACTTCAACACCACCACCATTAACCAGCTTACCAAACAGCATCTCTTTACTGAGAGGTAATTTGATATTTTCGTTAATGGCTCTCTGCAGAGGCCTGGCTCCCATCTTGGGATCAAATCCTTTTTTAACCAATAATTCCACAGCATCATCAGTCAGCTTGACATGGATGTTTTTATCTTTGGTCAGCACATTTAGATCGTTGATAAATTTTTTCACAATTTTAATCATAGTGGCATGATCAAGTTTGCCAAACTTAATTACAGCATCTAATCGATTACGGAATTCTGGTGCAAAGAACACATCAACTGAATCCTTGGTATCTATATCTTTGTTTATATTTCCAAATCCAATACTATTGCGTTCAGCATCTGCGGCACCTAGATTACTGGTCATAATTATGATGGCATTTCTACCATCGGCCTTTTTGCCATTGCTACCGGTGACAAAGCCATTATCCATCAGTTGTAGTAGAACTGTAAGTACATCAGGATGTGCTTTTTCTACTTCATCTAACAACAGCACACAGTTGGGATTTTCCTGCAAACTGGTAATTAATTGTCCCGCATTTTCTTCAAATCCTACGTATCCTGGAGGGCTACCAATAAACTTGGCCACACTGTGTTTTTCTTGAAACTCACTCATGTCAAACCTAATCAATTTAACATTGAGATTACTGGCCAGTTGTTTGGCTGCTTCGGTTTTACCTACACCTGTAGGTCCTAAGAATAGAAAACTTCCGATGGGATTGTTAAAAGATTTAAGTCCTGCCTGTGCAATAAAGATCTTGTTTAAGAGATTTTCAATGGCTGTGTCCTGGCCATAGATTGCATTACGCATGTTCTTTTCAAGATTGGCAACATTAACACTTTCTTTACCAGTAACCTGTTCTGCAGGAAGTTTGGCGATTTTGGCAACTTCAAAAAGTATTTCTTCGTGATCTACAATGCCATTTTCTTCATCGTTGACTTTGAATCTGGCACAGGCACAGTCAATGAGGTCAATGGCCTTGTCAGGCAGTTTTTTGTCTGCCATATACTTGATGCTGTATTTGACACTGTCAATCACTGCTTGATTGGTGATCTTAACATTGTGGTGACGTTCATAATACTTCTTAAGACCTTTGATGATCTTAATTGCAGTGGCTTCATCAGGTTCATCTACGGTTACCCTCTGGAATCGACGCATCAAGGCACGGTCTTTTTCAAAGTGCTTGCGGAATTCTTCCCAGGTAGTTGATGCAATGACCTTAATGGTTCCTCGGCTCAATGCAGGCTTAAGCATATTGGCCATATCATTGCTATTGCCATTAGCTGCCCCTGCACCATTCATCATGTGTGCTTCATCAATAAACAGAATACATTTGCCTTTCTTTTCAACTGCACTGATAACTGCTTTGACTCGTTCTTCAAAGTCACCTCGATACTTACTGCCTGCTAATAAAGCACTGATATCAAGGCTGTAAACAGTATGGCCTTGAATAAATTTAGGAACTTCATTTTCGTTGATTTTTCTAGCCAGTCCTTCAGCAATGGCTGTTTTACCTACGCCTGGATCACCAATTAGCAGAACATTGGCCTTATTGCGTCTAGCCAATACCAGCTCAAGCTCTTCGATTTCTTTTTCACGACCGATTACGGGGTCGATTTTATTAGCAGCGGCTTTTTCTGTGAGATTAACACAGAATTTATTAAGAATTTTTTCTAATTGACTTTGTGAAGTAACCTGTACAGATTCTTCTTCATCATTGTCCATCAGCCCTTCTTTTTTGATAAAATCAATAAATTTATCTTTATCAATGTTGGCTTTTCTAATAAAGTAGTTAGCATAACTTTTTTTCTCGGCAAACATGCTGATAAAACAGTCAGTTGCCTCTATTTCTCTACGTCCAGTAAACATCACATTGCCAAAAGCTCTGTTGAGCACACGATCAACCGTGGCTGTTTTCTTTGGTTTTTCAACGGCTGGGTTTTCTATTTCTTTCAGCTCTGAGCTGATGTATTGTTCTAAATCTTGAGCAAGATTTTTTGTATCGGTTCCGAAAGTATCAAGTATGCCCTTGAATGTTTCGTTAGTTACTATGCTGTAAAGAAAATGTTCTAAAGTGATGTACGAATGCTTTTTTTCGCTGGCCAAATTAATGGCCTGCTCAAAAATTTCTGTTAGTTCTTTACTGGGCTGAATACTCATATGCTTTCCTCTTTTTATCTGCTAATGACCACTTTAATGTGCTGATTCTATCCTTATAGACAATGCCTTCTAAATGGTCAAACTCGTGCAGGAAACATTTACAGGCATACCCGTCTATACGGTTTCTTTGCCAATCTCCTGAACTGTTTTGCCACATGGCTTCGATCCACTCGGGTCTTTTTATTTTAGCATATACTCCTGGAAAGCTCAAACATCCTTCCTCCAGATCCAACAAGGTTTCTGAATGATCGACAATTTGTGGATTAAAAAATCCCTGTCCGTCCTCTTTATAATCTCGATGCCCCATAACAAACATTCTGGTTCTGATGCCTACTTGATTTGCAGCCAAACCCATGCCGTTGCCCTCATACATGGCTTCCAACATCAGTTTTTCTAATTCCTTTGGATCCATGATGGGATCATAGAAATTAAATTCTGGCATTTTTTCTCTCAGAATAGGATCTGGAAATTTTACAATTTTTAACATGATTTTAAGAAAGAATTTGTTTGATAAGAGCTTTATCTGCTTCTAATAAGTTTCTAGGTATTGTTATGTTGATATGCAGCAGCATTTTGCCTTTTATTGAAGGATTATTTAGATTTGGCATTCCGTAACCTTGGACTGCTAACATTTGGCCATGTTGTGTTCCTGGGTGAATGCTAACTTCTAACATGGATCCGTTAATGGCTTCAACATTGACAGTCTTTCCTACAATTGCATCTAGACAATTTACATCAATATTTCTGATAAGGTCATCATTTTGTCTTGACCAAACAGGGTGATTGGTCACTTGGATGGTTAAATGTACGTCTCCTCTTGGCAACTGGGGAATACTGTCATCTCCCATTCCGCTTAATCTAATCACGGTGCCATCTTGTACTCCGGGAGGAACCTTAAACTCTAAGGTTTGCTCACGCCCGTTAGGTAGTCTAAAGTTAGCTACTAGTTCTTTTCCGTTATAAGCATCTTCTAGAGATATTTGAGTTTGAAGATTGAGGTTTCTGTTTTTCTGGGGTCTTCCAAACATGTCGCCGAATGGATGTTGCCCTCCATTAAAATGTGCAAATACATGTTCGAATCCGGGGGGAACACCTCCACCCCCGAAGTTAAAATGAAATCCGCCCGGACCGTGAAATTGTGGCTGAGGATTGTCGTGCTCAGCTCGTCGTTGAGGATCACTTAATGTTTCGTAGGCAGCCTGGATTTCTTGAAATTTTTCTGTATTACCTCCGGCTTTATCGGGATGATGCTGCGCGGCCAATTTACGATAGGCCCGTTTAATTTCTTCTTGATCTGCGTTTGGTCTTATGCCTAATGTATCGTAATAGTTACTCATGTGTCTCCCTGTTTAATAGAAAAAAGGTATAGCAGTAATTATACTATACCTTTTGAAGAAAGTCAAATCTTGATTATTTCTTAGCAGGTGCAGGTGGAATTTCTGTGCCTTCTAGTTTTTTATGTACCTTGATAGTTTTACAAACTTGAACTTTTTTACCATTCTTTTGCTCGGCACGACAAACCTTTTTAGTTTCTCCACCGGCATAGCTCGTGGTCATTGCCATTCCGAGAATTGCTGCAATTAGATATTTCATATTGTTTTCCTTATAGAACTGGCTGTGGTGGTTGTGTTGGTCCAAGTCGACCGCCAAAGTTAACAGTTGATGCAGCGGGTGGGTCAACCGGCACAGGGGCAGGTGTTACGGCTGGTGCTGCTGGTACCGACATTACAGGTACTACTGGCATTGCTGTTGGCGGTACATAGGTAGTTCCCACTGCTCCTCCATTGTTAGCTCCGTTGAGTTTTTCCTGTGTGCGTCCCCATGCTGCTACACCAATAATGGCACCCATGGCAATGTGGAACAATCCTGCACCTTGCAGTGTTAGTGGTTGCCATTGACTATTGATAGTGCCATGGAACATGCCTTGTAGTACACTCCATAAAATAGGAAATGCCACAAAGTCAGCTGAACAGACCACAAGGTATAGCCAACCCATAGCTGGCCGCCATTTGCTGTTCATCCAGTCTTCTTTCTTTTTGTCGCTTTCGCTCAGTGCTGCGTATTCTTGTGCTGTAGCCATTTTATACTCCTAATACATGCAAGGCGTGTGTGTAGTGTTTCATTCGGTCATCGAGACCCAATGTTCCGCCATTGATTCGTTTGGTTAATGTTACGATATCTCCGAGGTCGGCCCATTTGTTTAGATTGTTGGTTTCCCAAAACCAGCAGGCACTTTGTACAGCGCCCTCAAATGTAGCCAAGTAGTCGGGAATGTCATTGATGTCGGTTTCAATGCTGTCAGCAAAGGCTTGATAGTTGCTGCGGCCAGTGAGTTGAATTAGTCCACGACCACAAAAACGCCAGCCATCGCCCGACGCTTCGTCGCCGTTGCCCATGCGACCAGCATAAGCACGATTGGCAATGCGTTGGGGATTTCTTGCATAAGAACCAGCATTGCCGGCATTAAAGTATCGTGGCCAAGTCTTTACCAGACTTTCTGCTCGATAGTTTAGGTTTTCAGTGAGAAATCGAAATCCGCCACTTTCATGGGCACACTGTGCTACAAAAGCCGCAACACGTCGAGGGGTGTTGATATCGTAATCGGGCAAGCACTGCTCCATAGCATGATGCCAATGGTCTACATAAGGATTCTTGGGAATCAGCTCGGCCAGTTGTTTTTCACTTAGAATAAATGCACTCATTGTTTAGCACCTTCGAATATCTTTTTTTGGTCTTTATACCAGTTTTGCCAAGCAATTACTTTTTCTCTGAGTTCGTTGTAGCGTCCGTAGTTTTCGACAACGGTTTCGACGACTTCACTTGCTCTAACATCGGAGGCACTTCCATCAGTGCTGCTGGCACCTCGGGCCACTTCATTTTGACTGGCACTGTTGATGAGCATGACTGTAGACTCGGGCACGACACAACGATCATCAAGCTGACGGGCAATAAGTTTTGCAGTTTCTTTATTAGCATTTTTTGTATCCTTTACAATTTTAACTCGTTCCACGATTTGAGTTTCAATAACAGTATTAACTTGTTGCGATTTAGATTCAGCAGCTTTGACCTTGGCCTCCATATTGGCCACTTTGGCTTCCCAGGCCGCTTGTGCTCCACGTCCGCCTTCGTAATAAATTCCTACAACTGTAAGTAGTATACCAATAAGATGAACAGGAAAATTATATTGGTTAATGAATGGTATACGCTTTAATATCCAGGCCGCTACTACTAGCAAAATTCCAGTTAGTACTATAAAATGAAATACCCAAGTCGGAAGTAAATTAACCATCCATTCAATTTGCCACATATGTTACCACCTATCTTTTTCTATAATCATACCTCTATCGCCGTTACGTATAAGAAATTTATTTCCTATTTTGTTAATTTCATAGTTGCCCAAATACTTGGTTAAGAATATACATTGACTTTGGCTGCTTTCATCTAGGCTTAATCGTCCGGGCACCAGTTTCTCGACAGCATCATATTCTCCCATTGATATCAGTTTGGCTGCAATAGGCCCTGAGTAGGGCTTACTGAAAATAAGAGTGTTGTCTGATTCCAAGGCAACTTCGGCGCTGCCTTGATCGAAAAAATCTCGAACATCTACATTTTTAATTTCTAAAATTTTTGATTGGTATTCTTCAGAAGTTGTAGGAATGTGTTCCATTACATTTTCTTCAGTGAATTCTACGCTATTAGAACTTTTTTGATATCTAAAACGCCATTCGTAGCAGTTGCAAAGTTGCCCAATTCCATTGAGTAGTTCGCGTAATTGTGATTTAATCTCAGGACTTCGTTGAATCTCAGCAAACACCTGATATTGACCGTCATTCTCCTCCCCTGTGCTGATGTCAGCATCAAGGATAAAAGGATATCCTTTTTCAATAAATTCCATTAAATCAACAGCAGGATTCTTTTCTTTAACACGGAAACTAAGAACCACTATGTCTTGATCTTCCCCCATTTTGCTGCTGTAGCGATCTACACTGAATACTTCGCTAACATAATTTGTTAGATCACCGGATCTCAGTCCTTCCGAAATATTATGCCGCTGGTTCATTTTCCGGGGCCTCCTGTGCTGCTGTCTCTGGTGTAAC